TCTTTGTTATTATTAAAAAACTCCTGTTCCCACTTTTCCAAACTTTTACCTTCTGCTCGTTTGTTCCTAATGTTCAAAACAGTTGAATACACACCCTCTCCAATTTCCATGAAATAACCCATGAAAGTGTACCAATGCATGTATTCAACGCTTCGAACTTCATAACCTACGATTTTGTTTATAGCAGCCATTAATAACCGCTCATCCTGTTCAAAATCTACGGTTCTTTTGCTGCTCTTCTTACTGTCTTTCATTCCATAATCCATAAACTCAACTGCTTTTTTAAAAGCCTCTTCGATATCATTTTCTGGTATGGAGTCGAAATCTTCATATATATCATAGAGAAGAACGAACGATTTCTCATTCTGTTCTAACTCTGGATCATTCATTGCTATTAATACAGATAAAATAATCCTAAAGTCTGTACGGATTTTTCTTTCAACACCGTTTACAACCAGACTTGTAGGTAATTCATACATTACTGTCTACCACCACTATGTTTCCCTGTGCGTACTCCATGAGTATACTTTTCAACACGGGAATTGATCTTCTTCACTTCTTCATCAAATCTGTTTGATACATATCCAGCAACACCATTCAATGCATTCTCACAATAGAAATGTCCATTGACAGGAGAAAACGGTGCAATCTTTCCAAAGAATGCTTTTGACATGTTTCCACCAAACAGATAATCACAAAGTTCATACAGCCGATTTTCTGCTTCTTCAAGTTTTGCCGTATCAAATTCACCTTCTGCTGTTCCATCAGCATTGATACTGATATCTTTCAACGGTTCAACCACTGTATTGAACTTCTTAGAAATATCATTGAATCTCTTAATGATTCCCATATCTGTGGGATTGAAATAAAACTCACCAACCACATTACCAAACTTGTTTTTGATCTCAACTCGTTCATAACCGTCATCTACTACGATAGACAGATTGTTTTTAATCTCTTCCATTATTTTATCCTCCTTAAATTTAAAGGGGCATTTATCTCAATGCCCCTAACTATTTCTTACGATCAGGTAAATGTCCAAGTTCCGTTAGAGAAAGAACCGTTGACAGCTACACGCTTACCAGAGTTAAGAATCTGGAAAGGAATCTGTGCACCAGAAGTATCACCACCGACACTCTGAGGAACGATCCAACAATTCTCACGCCATGCATCAGTTACCTCAATTGCAGATCCATTCATATGAATCCATGCATTTACACGGCTCGTCTGGCACTGTGTACCAGTTGCACGTTCGTCTGCGATATCTTTCAGCTTTTCAAGCAGCTTATCTCCCTCATAGGCATAGAAAGTATCAACATTGGACTGAACAGCATAACCATTATGATAAACGTTCTGCTCACCAAGGATATTCTTTCTAACATCAACTTGAGGATTCAATTCTTCTGCGAATGCTTCAAGGTCTACGCCAAGACGAAACCAATCAAATGCTACTCCAGAAGCAGTAGGATCGGAATTGAAGTTTACATCAATAAAATGTGCAAGATATTTTCTTTCAATCTTTTCGCCTGTTGCCATAATTGAATCTCCTTACTTATCATATTCATTCCAATACACTATTTGCATTGACATCATCCAATCTTCACTCTTATCTTCATTTACTGCCATCAGGTAAGAAGGTGATTGTCTTGAAATCATCCTAATTTTTCTTGTACCAGACAACTTCGGATAATCCGTCAATACATACTCTGTATTGTTTATTGTTATTTTTTGCTTCTCTAACCAACGTCCTAAAGAATCAAGCCATTCCTTTACATTGATCTTGTATCTCTGTTTCAATCCAGACGCTCTATAAATTACATTGAACGGATACTGACATATTTGGAACATGTGCCCTGTTATGCTTTCACGTTCACTTGTAATTATTGCTCCAGATGTCGGGAAGATTGCTTTATCATCAGAATCGTCAAGTGTAGAGAATTTAAAAGTCTCGCCTGTTGCAAGACCGGGAAATTGATTAATTAACGTTTTTAAGGCTTCTGTTATTTGCTCATACCCTTCAACGTCACTTCTTACTACTTCGTCTGCCATTACTTTCTCCCAATGATATCTTTAACTCCACGAATCCATTGGTTCTTGTAATTATCCTTTACAGTAACGAACCAATGTGGTGTTGTTAATGGATTTGTGTAATGCATTGTTCCACCATTTTTATTGATTCCGTTATATACTCTCCGTCCATAAGGCATTGAATACACACAAATCTTTCCTGTTCCTCTTAACTGATTATTCTTTGCATTGATTGCTGTCTGCATCGCACCAGTTTTAAACGGAACATAAGGCATCATGTCCATATTAATACGGTCATCTAACCATACTTGTGCTTCTTTAAATTTTGGAAACCATCTGCTCAACTTGATCTCTGCTTTTGCTATACCTTCGGTCTGCTTAATTAATGTGGTATCTTTGAAATCTTTTTCTTTAATTCCACCAAAACCAAACATAATTACCTCGCACTCACTGTGAAATGAGTTATAAGATTGTACTTTGATACAGAACTGATTGCGAACACTTCATCGTAATTCTTGTTCATGTAATCAAAGAAACCTTTTGTATAACTTGCATCACTGATTGATGTTGAACTGTTCCATGTTCCTCCATAAATGAAATCGAAATCATCACCATATTGGAACGTAATAAGGTTTGTAACTGTTGCTGTATTTTTGAACACCTTTGGTGTCACATACCTTTTGCTTCCAATGTAAGGAACTCCATTTACATTTCTGTACATTACATTGAGCATTGCATTGTCATTTACATTTTCGCCGTACTGACTAATCATTGCTGCCTTGTCAGTAACGAAATGAACCCTACTCAGAACTGTTGGTATCCAAACTAAATTATCTTCATCACCATGCCTGTTAAATAAGGTAACTGTGTCTCTGTATAGAATATCAAGTGCTGACATTATTCTGCACCAGTAATAGAAATCGGAACGACTACGGATTTCCGTAATTGAAGATACTGTTGACCATAAATTGTCATCGTAAATTCAGCATCGCTCTGTAGATTCTGTATACCACCAACAGCAAAACTAATACTTGTTCCACCATCAGAGACACTACCCAAGCCAAAGCCATTCTTCAACGAACCTAATTCACCAAGTATGCTATCACCAATACCAGCCATTTTCATTTTATGACAAACGAAATACGCTAATGCTAAGTTATAACTGTCACCGAATTTTCTTCTACTTACTTCATTCCTGAATAGATTTATCCAAGATTCAATAATGTTGTCGGTTACGCTGCTGAATTCTGTTGCGATCAATCTAATGATGTGAATGACTTCCACACGGCATCACCCTTTACTCTGCTTTTTTTCTACGAATTTTTTTAGGCTTGTCTTCAATTACTTCGACTTCGGGTTCTTCTTCCTTCTTCTCAACAGGCATCTCAACGATAAGAAGTTCTTTTGTTCTTACCATTGCATGGACGGCAGGAATTTCTGCAAAACTATCATTGATTTCAACTGTATCTTCTGGAAATACGTTCTTTCCATCGATATAAATAAGATGAGTAGAAATGTTCTGTACTTTCATTATTAATCTCCCTAAAAATTATATTTATTGTTTATGGTTTTGTGGGTAGAGATATTATTCCCTACCCACATATTTAATTTACGCTATCAGGAAACACCGACAGCAATCAGTGCGGACAGCGGATAGTAAATCATGACACCAGCAGTTCTTGCTTCGCAAGGAATGACGGTTTCAAGATTGCGAGGCTGTACAGGATACTGATAGAAGGGCATCGGATTCTCAATGCTCAGTTTCTTTGCATTGTTGGTGAACAGGAATGCAACACCATCACCATTGGAAGCAGCAGCATGAGGATTCGTTCCGATAGAATCGGCATCAAGTTCAGCAGCAGACACAATGTTCTTGATGTAAGGAGCATGCGCCAGAAGGAAGGACAGAACGGTGTTGTCCTGACCCTGAACAAGTCTACGGGTAGAAATGTCCATGTAAACCTCTGCCGGAACACAAAGAGTATCGGGACGCTCTACGTTCTTGGTAGTACGTGCAACGTACTTTGCCATGCCATTGATATCGTCCAGAATCTCATCAGCAGTCTTCTTAGTCCACTTGGTCTGACCAGAAGTTCCACCAGTAGGAATGGTGTAACGAGGAATGCCGTTGTTTGCAGACAGGACACCAACGAGATTTGCATTTGCATCACCAGCCCATGCAATCTTATTGATCATGTTGTCAATTGCATAACGTGCAGCCTCTGCCTTGCGAATATCGAGATTCTTCCGTGCAAGACGGGACGCTCTCATTTCCTGTGCAGAGTAACCATAGGAAGCACCAATGGATTTAACCTGTGCATAGGTAGGCTTACCATCAACATCCACACGGGGCAGATCGGTGGAGTAGTTGTCAATAACCTTTGCAAGACCCTGTTTATCATAGGTGTAGTAAGTGATAGTCTCAGCACCGGGATCTGCCTCAGAAGAGACAGGGAACAGGTTCATTGCAGTGAACTCAGGATACAGAACGTCATAGGACTGTGCCTTGACATGATCAAGTTCACGGGCAAAGAACACGGAAGCTGCATCAGCACTGTCAAAACGGCAACCATCGGAAGCCATTACTGCTCTCATGATAGGACTGTTCTTAAGAGCAAGAGCATCTTCTTTATCATAAGTCTTATTAATAGTCATGTTAAAATTCCTCCTGTATTATTCTTTCTCTCTATTAACCATTAACAGAAAGAACACCGTTTGCATCAATGGCAAGACCAGTACCAACCTTGATACCACCAAGGACAGTAGTGCTTGCAACGCCAAGAGTTGCATCAACAACGTTCTTCTGCTGAAGTTCAATAGGAGCAACACCATTATCGGCACCACCAACGAAACGTGCATTGATTGCCATGGTATTTGCACCAGCGGTCTTGGTAAACGTACCAGCATCGTCACCCGTGCAAACAAGATAAACTGCATCACCATAAGCAGGGGCATCATTCGCCTTCAGAAGACCCCAGATAATGCCATATTCCATTACACCAAGAGCAGTCTTGTTACGAACATAAATATTGCCTTCAAGATCACGCTCAGTAGTGAGACGATTGGTAAGGATACCTTCAAAAATATCAGTAACTGCGGACGCTTTCTTTGCATGAACACCAGCGGTAGTTCCACGAACAACACCCATGCCGGGCTTTACTGCACCCGTTGCGGATTCATTAATGAAAGTGTTAACAACATACGGTGCAAGGTCATAAATACCACCAGCACCACCCTTTTTGGTATTAAAAGAATAAGAAGTCTGTGCACTCATAATTATTTATTCCTCCTAATAATTACTTTTTAAGCTGCTTCGCAATCATGCGATTTCTTGCAGCACTTGCAGAATTGTCTACGGTTTCAACTCTGGAATCTTTATTGAACATCTGTTTCTTCTGAGAAGCAGTTCCCTTTACGGAGTTTCTCTTGATCTCCGCCCTTGCCATATTGAAAGCAGAATCAATATAGGAATCGGTCTTTCCATCAAGTCTCATATCGGGATTAACCTTATGGATAATGGCTTTCTTTGCAGACTTAATGTCCTTGTACTCAAGACCATTAATTCCAACCTTACGACCAAGATTACCCATAATCATGTGATTGCGAATGCTTCTGGAAATCATGCTGTCCATGGAATCCTTACGCATCTTTCCACCGCAGCAACCATCCATTTCATCATCCATGGGTTCTTCCTCGTCTACGGGTTCATCTTCGATGACATCTTCGGTATCGTCTGCATCTTCGACAACTTCTTCCTCTTCGACAATTTCCTCGTCTTCGGGAATTTCGGTATCGTCTGCATCTTCTACCATTTCATCATCTTCGGGAAGCATTTCCTCTTCCTCACCCTCTGCATCGATCTTGCCTACACGCTCCATGTCATCGACACCACCGACAACGGACTTGGAATCCTTTTTCGGCTCCTCAATGACTTCTTCCTCGACAACCTCTTCCTCTACAGGGATCTCCTCAACAGGCTTTTCCTCTGCATCTTTGTTTGCCTTGAAATCACGTTCAGCGAGAAGCGTATCAATGATATTCAGAAGAGTATCAATGTCTTCGTCCTGATGTGCAATTGCGGTCAAGGCTTCCTCTTCGTTTTTCGGGTCACCGCATTCATCTCTACGATCTCTATTAGCAATTACGCCTTTTACTTTGTCTTCAATCGTAGGTTCTGAGGTGACTTCTGCTTCTTTGACTTCTACCTCTTCGGCATCAGTCTTCACAGGATGTTTTGCTCTGTACTCCTCAATTGCCTTTTCAAGTTCCGGCTGAGAAAGCACATCGTCATTCCGCTTTGCGTTGCGGACAACTTTACTTGCTCCCATCTTAATTCCTCCTCTTAGAGCATAGTCTGAATCACGGCTATCAATATTCAACCGTGCTTTTTCACCAGCCCTTGCCTCTCTGACAAGAGCAAGATGATTGATACGGATATTCCTTTGGATCGCATCGTAATGTGTGCCATTCCATTCTCCCGGTGTTTCATCGAGATCAAGATTGTATCCAAGAGATAACTCTTTTAAACCAGATCTCTTCATTTCATCGGTATCATGGATTACAATTTCGGCTCTTACATTTGCACCATCTTTAAATCCTTCAGAAAGTATTGTACCTATCTGATTATCACGGACATTCTCTTTATTGATAAGTCCAGCATCATGTGTCAATACAATCGGTCTTGACTTGTATGATTTCAAACTCTCAGGATCGAATACTTCTTCTGGAAGTCTTAATTCTCTCCTAATAGAACCGTCACTGTTCGTATACTCAAAAATTCCTACGCCTGTAACAATAGGCTTATCGATCAGAAAACCTTCTGGAGTATAATATGCCTTGTCCATGCGAATCGAATCTAATCGTATTACGCTTTTTAATTTAGGTGTTTCCATTCTTTAACACCTCCTCATCTCCCGGATAAAGAACATCGTTCTCACCCTTTTTACTTGTCAACTCACCAGCAAAGAACATATCATCAAGATTTGTTTTGTTCCTTGTATAACTTATCATAAGTTCTACTAATCTTTTTAAATGTCCTATACTCGTTCGTAATGACTCATTTCTTATCGTTTCAACTTCTTCAATATTCTCAATATCATTGAATCCATTGTCGATTACTTTCTTGATTGAGTTGCATTCTCTTATAACCTCATCTGCTAATAATGTTACAATCAAATACATCCCCCCCTTGTAATGAAATAACCTCTCTATGTAAACCTCATAATAACTGATTTTTTGTTGGTTCTTTATAATTTAACAGTTTTTCCCATGTCGTTCCTTTATATATGCATTTCCTATACAATTGTTCGTCAGTCATTCCTTTTCTATTTATAAAATCATTCATTATTAATGACTTTTCTCCATTTAACATGGCATATATAAATTTATTAGGATTATTATCTCCGTTAACATGTTCATATATCATAGAAAGTTTTTTTATATTTAATTTATTTCCATTAAAAAAACTTTCATCTGCATCATCTGCATATTTATGAAGTAATTCAACAAATTTATCTGTCATACGTTTCTACACATCCAATCATCGTATGCATCAAATATTTTTTCTGACATTCTTGGCATTAATTTTTTAAACAATCCTTTAGCAAAATCATCATTCTCAAAATTCATTTGACCTATATTAGCCGTTATCTCATAAAAGACATTCATCGAACCCTGTTCATAATACGATCTACTATGACTTCCATATACACTTTGAAAACGTCCTTCTGTTATAGCACTTATGCAATCTGTTATACCACATACTCTTTTTTCATTTGCTGCTCTTTTTTTATTTATTTCAGATAACTTATTTAAATAATCTGTGTTTTTGATTATATTGGAATATTTATTAAAATAATTATCTTGTGCATTTTTATAATCTTGTTCTGCTGTTTTGCTCTTTGGTTTATATTTTAATTTCTGTGTTTTTGGTGTTCTATAACTTTCAAAATAATCTTCATATTCAGGACGCTTTGGCATATCATATTCTTTATCAAGTTCTTCTTTTTCTCTATGTAATTCTTTGTCTATTATTTCATCAATAACAAAATCAAAATGAACTGAAGAATCATCTTTAATTACATTGACAGTATTATTTATATCGTCATATCTAAATTCGTACTTATCTCCAAATAAATCTTTTAAATCTTCTATAGCATCTTTTGCTATTTCGTTTGTCTTTAATGATGATGAAAAATTTTTTGATGAAACTCCATAACTATTATCGTCACTTTGTTCATCATATTCCATTCCACTTGTTCCGCTATCATCAAGATAATGACCATATTCATGCCAGAACACTCTTGAATTATATGTTTCCGAATTTAGTGTTATTGTTCCAGAACCATTAACATAATTCGATTGTGATCCATCATTACTTTGTTTAATATGTATTTTATCACTTGTTTTATTTAATATAGATAATTGAATATCACTTGCTTCATCTATAGTTTTGCTAATTTTTTCTTTAAACTCTTCATTAATACTGTTAAATATAATCGAATTTTTAACTTTTTCTTTGATATTTTTTCTTTCTAATTCTGAATAAAACTTATAATTTCTTACATCTATTTCTTTTGTCCTGTTTCTTTGTTCTTCTCTAAGTTTTTTTCTTTTGTTATCAATTTCATCTATTTTATTCTTTAGAGTTTCATATTCTTTTCTTGCTTCTTCTAAACTTTGTACTGTTTCATCTCCATAAACATCATCCCAATATATAATTTTGTTATATTTTAAATCTAAATATTTTTCTTCTAATTTTTTATCTTCTTCTGTCTTTTCTTTTTCGTTTTTATTTCTGATCTTTTTAAATTCTGGTTCAATATCTTTTAATTCTTTTTTTAATCTAATTCCATCTTCTTTAGAAATACCAAGTCTTTCTAATTCATCTTTAGCAAATTGCATTCCTTCTTCTTCTGCTTCTTTTCTATATTTTATTTTTTTGAATTCCGTCATTAAATTTAATTTTTCTTCATTTGCATTTTTATATTTTTCTATAAAAGATTTTACGGAATTTCTTAATCCTTCAATTGTTGTTTCTTCCTTTGTTTCTTTACTTAATCCATATCCATTTCTAAGACTTTCATATACATCAGAGGCTTTATATCCTTTTCCCTCCAAAGCATTCCATGCATCTCTTGGTGTCCAATCTTTTCCTATCTCAATTCCTTCACGCTGGCATAAACCATAAGGAATATGTGTATTACCATGATTCCCGGATTCTTCTTCATCTGCATCAGCATGGATAATATCATTACTATCTGTATCACAATCAATTATCTGTTTGATGTAGCTATCCTGTCTGAAATGCTTCTTAAGGAACATATCCAGAACATCATTATCCAAGCAACAAACCATCTTTTCAGTAAGGATTCCATTCTTAATCAGGTAATTTGCTTTTATAGGATAGCTGCTCTTCATTATTTCTTTTTCATCGAGGCGTAACTGCCGTCTCTGTCTATGTTCAATGATTTTATCCCATGAATCCACGGCATTTACCTCAACTAAAATTTGTTTTTAATAGATAGAGCATAATGACCCCACACTATGCTCTACCCATTGAAAGGAGCAAAACATGAAACCAACAACAAGAAAACCCTTATTAAATAGAATAGGAGACAAAAATCTTTTACAATTTCTGCCTCCTACCCTTTAAGGAGAAAATATAATGAAAAAAATCGGCAATCCCCTACCGATAACGGAGCATGAAGGATTCGAACCTCCGCACGTTACCCGTCTATCTGTTTAGCAAACAGACCCCTTTACCACTTGGGTAATACTCCATCTATATTTTCTCGACCATAAGCAATATATTAACTTATATTGCATAAAAGAAAACGCATAAATGACTTAATCTTTTATGCTCTATTGTATATTACCATACGGTAACACATTTGTCAATAGTTTCTATGCTATTTTGTGCTATTCCCATTAAAAAATCTCATGTTTTTATATCAACATGAGTATTTTAATGATTCAATGTCTGTTTTCCAACTCTATTACTGTCATCAGACAATAATTTGCCATGTCCATCAATGTATCTTTTAAACTTTCATCGGATACTTTCTGACCTTCTCCGCGGCTTAATGTACAAAATCTTCGGAATTTGTCTCCAATTCGAATCCTTGGCATTGCCATTCCTTCCTCAATAAAAGTCTTTGAGAATGCATCACCATAATCATGATTCTTCTGTTCATACGTCCTTGTTAATTCTTTGCATAACTCTTCATGCCTTAATAAGTTTGTCATATTTTCTCCTTTTTATATCCGAATATCTCAGCATACTTTTCTAAGAACTCTGTAATTGTTTCATGGTTTAAACAATGGGAGGCATCGGTGTTTGTTAAACTACCGCAACCTCCCATAGCATAAAAACACGCATACTCATGTATGCAATCACCACATGTAATACTTGGTTTCTGATTCTTTTTCATGATTTCATTTTCTCTACTGCTTTGTTAACATCGAATACAGGGATTGCAACACATCGGCAGCCATAATCTTCTCCGGGATGACATGCTCTTCCTGTATAACGTTTACCAGATAATGTCATGTACCACATTAACGGTGGATTGTTCCAACTTTGAATTGTACCATCTAATTCCCTGTGACATTCACGAACACGTTCATCATGTTTTGATTTCCATACATATTTGCTGCAACCCATACTTTCATGTTCAAATCTGGTAACTCTGGAATTTAATGTGCCAATCTGATCTCTTGCAATCATACGTGCCTGACTTTTTGTAATACCTAATTGTTTTTCAAGCCTAACATATACATTAACCAAAGGTTGTTTAGTTTCATATCCCCATAACACTATCTCCTGTACTTTACTTAATAATTCAGAAGGAAGAGAAGTGATATAATTCACATTCTCTTCCGTCCACATTTTCACTGAATCTTCCAGCAAATCATCATAGAATTCTTTTGACGGTGCATAACCTATTGTTTCCTTTACAAGTTTCACCCAATCATTGATTGAATTAGACTTTGCAATATTTCCACAACGTTCTATAAGTTTGCTTATCTGCCATCCTGATGCTTCATCATAAAAATCATCAGACATTTCTATGATCTTCGTTGCTAACTTATCTCTGAAACTTTCATAATCATCAAAACGTGAATCATTGCGTGTTGCAACTTTATACATGCTCATAATCTGTTTGATGTATGGTTTCATGAACTTAATCATTGAAATTGCATATTTTGTTGTAACACGGGCTAACTCACGCTCTGCTCCCATAGGGTATAATGGAATGTTTTTTGCTACTCTTTCATTATCTCCATCTTTAAGCCTACGGTTTACTTTTTTGGTATATGCTGAATTTATGATTTCCATAGTATCACCATGGAAGATTAACCTTTATCGATTATCTTCCCTTCCCATGTATAATACGGGTTGTTCATTTCGGGATGTTCTCTTTTATGAACACGCTGCATAACTTTTCTATTCATGTGGATCTCAAATTCTTCTTTAGTTTTTTCATCTACTCCGGGTTTTAAACGCCAATTAGGTTCTGCAAGAAAATATTTACTATATGTGAATTCTGGTGCTTCTCCAATCATACCGTCCCTCCATAGGCTTGTTTAAGATATTTCTTTGTTATTTCTCCAACCATGACTGCAATTTCTCTTGGATTTTCACTTGTTAGATATTCAGACATTGCCTCTGCAAAGAATTCTACATGTCCACCACTATCATTATCATAAGAATATGTAGAAACCTTACGTTTTATATCATCCATATTTAACCCTGTTCTTTTCTTTACTTCTTTCATAACTTGTGTTGAGAAATCTATCGTTCTTCCGCTTTTCCCTTTGATACTCAATTTGTTTGATAACATTGTATCTAATTGATGACAATATTCATGAATAACAATTGTATCATAAGTTGTTCCTTCTGGATGAAATTTAACTTTAACGCAATGATCATAACTTTTTTTCATTTTCTCAGGATCTGAATAATATTTGTCGTTTAAAAAGACGCCTTTACTACTACTGTATCCATACCAACGATTTTCTTTTTTTCCTGAGAATGGACAAATTGTAAGTTTTCCAACTCGTCCTTTCATTTCTGGAATTTTTTCAATCATAGAACTAAAACTTTTTGCAGTACTTCTCAAAATATCTATGTTGTAATTTTCACTAACGGACAATGTTCCATTATCTCTGAAGTATTCCTCAACATTAAAACGTTCTAATATTTCATCTTTTGTTTTACAATCATCATATGTTTTATATTTTGATATTACTGAATTCCTGTATTTTTCACGTATTCCAGAACTGCTATTTTTTTCATTTTCATATTCTGTACGTAAATTTCTAATTTCGTTATCTATTTTATCTTTATCTGCTTTATTTTTTTCTATTTCATTTCTTTTTGTTTCTAATGTTTCTTTTGCTTTTGCATATCCAGCGTCTCTACCATATCTGATCATATAATTAAGTGTATCATATAATTCCGTTTTCCTTCTATTCAACGATTTATCACCATATAATTTTTCTCTTAATTCTGCTAAATAATTTTCAAGACCACCATGTTCTTCTAAAAGTTTTTCCCATTCTTCACGCCCCATAACTGCTTCATACGATTCATTCATTGCTATTATATATTCTTCAAATACTGAATCATATTCTTTTGATATATCATCATATTCTTTATCTATTTCTTCTCTACTTCTTCCATTTATTATATTATAATACTTTTCTTTTTTCTTTAAATCATTTTCATAATAATCAAGCATATATTCTGTTGAATGGATAAACGAATTTACTTTTGCTTTTTCATTTTCTTTTTCATCAATCTTTTTCTTTATTACATCTAATTTTGTTTTTGCTTCTTCATAATCTTTCTTTGATTTTTGATATGATTCTTCAGAATTTTCTATCTGTTCTTTTTCCTTCTTGCTGCTACCGACAGGCTTTCCTTCTTTTAATCCTTCATACTCTTCCTTTGGACTGTATCCCTTTCCTTCTAATGCATTCCACGCATCTTTTGGTGTCCAACCTTTTCCAATCTCTATTCCCTCACGCTGGCATAGACCATAAGGTAATCTTGTATTACCATGATTCTTTTTAGGAGTATTATTATCCTCTCCTTCGTCTGCATCTAACCTTTCCTGTCTACGTATTCTAAAATCCGCAACCGCATCTCTTACTACAGGAAACCTTTTATCAAGTCTTTCCTTGCGTCTCATACGAAACTTTAAAATACTGTCCATATCGAATTATTCCTTTGGATAATTTTCTAAGATTTTGTAATAGTTATCTCCGATTTCTTTTTCACTCTTACCACTATTTACTTGCTCTAATACTTTTATTTTAAGATCAAGCATTTTAAGACTTCCAGAATCAAAATTTTCAAGAATTTCTAAATCTTTACATTGAGATAACAACAACAATACTTTTTTGAATTTTTTGGATCGTTCATATAATTTTTTTGCTTCTGATTGATAATCCATTATTAATCTCCTTTATATTTATTACCAATTTCTTCTATCATTTTATCTAATTCCTTTGCTGTTTCTGGATGATCTTCTGCAAATATATTTGCTAATTCGGGATTTGTTGCCTTTAATGACATATAACCAGCAAATACTTCTGCTGTTTGGTTTCTTGTACTCCTTGCGTAAACTTCACTATGACCAAATTTCAACATTCCTGATTTATTTAATTTTCCTTTTGACATATCAGAATATAAACCTTCTAATGCAAATACTCCATCTAATAAAGATCTGCTTTCTATTTCTGATTTATCATAAAATTCTTTTCTTCTTTTTTCTTGTTCTTTTTCATATTGACAACAATTCTTAAAATCTTCTGGGGTTTTTGTTTCAAACCAGTCTATATCTCCATTTCTGTCAATAAAATCAGGTCTTCTACCATCAAATATTTCATCTATAATATCATCGTTAATTTTGTCAATATCAACAGCTAATTTCTTTATATTGTTATCATATAATTTATTATATTCTTCAAATAATTTCTTTGCTTTTTCTCCAATTCCATTATCTTCTTCTTTTTTTAATGCATCTAAATAATTAGTGTTTTCATATGATATTTGTCCGAACACACCATCTTTTGACAATACTTTATCTATAAAATGTGTGAATTCATGAATAAACGTATTTACTGCAACGTTTTTTTGTTCTGGCGTTTTCAATTTACTTATATTTGGAATTGCTATTTTTACAGATCCATCTATATATGGCTGAACTGCACATCCTTCTATTGTTGATAACATTCTAACTTTTATTCCTTTTTTTGTCATCTTACCAATTCCACTTACTATGTTTAAAATATTATCATCTTTGCAATTCTTATTTATTAAATCTACATATTCTTGTGTGGATTTAATATGTGACTTCTTTGTCATTTCATCAGGGAAAGATTCGGTTTTTAACTCTTTTCTTTTTCCTTTAGGCTTTTCAGATTCTTTCTTACTGCTACCAGAAGGTTTACCTTCTCTCAATCCAGCATATTCTTCCTTTGCATTATACCCTTTACCTTCCAACGCTTCCCATGCATCTGTAGGTGTCCATCCACTTTCTATAGATATACCTTCACGCTGGCACAGACCGAACGGAAGACGGGTATTACCATGATTAACACGGTTCTTTGGTTTGTTGTTTCCACCTTCCTCTTCATTATCAGCATCAAGTCTTGCATCTCTACGTTTTCTAAACTCTTCGATAGCATTTCTCTCAACCAATCCTCTTGACTTGAGCCGTTGATATCTTCTTTCATGGAATTTATCAACGTATGTCATTTATTATACCTCTATTTCTTTAAATTGATCTTTAGCATACAATTCTCCTGTTTCGAATTCATCATCGATTATATAGCAATTATATGCTTCACCACTACAATGATATTTCTTTCCTTTAATACAACCATACTTAAAGGATTCGCCTATGAATTCTAATTGTTTATCATACTCTTTTCTGTTTTCTTCTTCACTTCCATCTATTGGTTTAAAATGATCTTTAGGATACATATATTCTTCTCCTGTTTCATCCATAACCATGTAACTGTCTCTTATCTCTTTTCCACATTTATACGCCTTTCCTTTAATGCACCCTATGAAATCAGATTCCCAAATATACTCCATCAATTTTTTCATTATTCTTTCTCCCTCAACCAATATTTTTCATATTCATACATATCAGAAACATATTCCTTTACTTTCCATCCAAACTGACCATATTCTGGATTTTCAAACCAATGAATGTCTGCAAGAACCTTATCCCCATTTTCATTTATTATATATCCGATTCCTTTTACATGCTTCCATAATTTTGGATTTACATCTGGAAACATATCCGCAAACTCAATTTTCTTTTTTAATTTATTCGGAATATCCTCTGCTGCAAAAACTGTTATGTGTTCAATTCTTCCGAAAGGCATTTTTAGAAAAACATCATTATGCCTAACTTTATGAACATCTTTAGCCACATACATCGTATCTTCATCATGGCAAAAATGTGTTTCTGTTATTCCATGATCCTCATTGACCTTATCAAAATTATTGAACTTAACTACATCTTCACAACGCATACTTCTAAACCTTGGATGTTCTTTTCTTGTCTTGTCATCGGTTTTTTCTGTATCCGTTGATTCTTTATTCATCATATCACGAATCTGTTTGTTTCCTATGTCAGCTTCACCAGATTCATTGATATGTATGTGCTTATTATTCTTTGTTGTTATCCATTGCCCGGATTCAGACGCTTCTTTCATCTCTGCATCAGAAGCATCATTATGTGTAATGCATCGTTTACCTAACTCATATACAAGATACCGAAGGTAATTTACATTCTTATCCAAAGAAACAGATAAGGCACTGCCTTTTGAAGACAATGCCTTGATCTGTTCAGCAACGTATATGGTTTTATCAACGATACTTTTTATCAAAGCATTGTCTTCCATATTCAATTACCCATTAAATCTTTACTGCATCAATAATTTTTGCTGCTTCTACAATTGCTTTTTCCTCTAAAGAATCCATCACAACGAAACACGGATTTCCCTTGTCAAAATAAACCCTAATGTCTACTGTTTTATTCGTTCCTTTAATATGTGCGACCATGTTTGCATATTCTGGATCGAATTCAATAATTTTCTTTTTTTCTTCCTCTGGATTCTTTCCATATACCATCATGTAACCAAGATCTCTCTCATCGAAATCATGAGATTTTTCAAATTCAATCGATTTCGCACCTACCAATTTAAATACCTTGAAAAGGAAATTTATGTACTGCTCTGTTGTGATTACATTCTCCTTCATCAAATACCCTTTGAACGCAACCTTGCCCTTTTTAATGCTATAACTCATATTATCTCTCCCTCCATATGTATTATACCATATGGTATATATTTTGTCACTATTTATTTTGACTTTATTGTTTATTTCTCTTCTTTTCTAACTCTTCTTTATGCTCTTCACGAATATCTTTTTTCGTTCCAAACTTATCACTAAGTTTTACCGAAGAACCATCATCAAAACTAAGAGAAATATCTTCAATCTCATAAGCAAACTTGTTCTTATCTTTTTTATCTAATTTCAAGCAAATACTATTTTCCCAGAATTTTCTATAGGCTTCTTTTGTTGATTCCGTCAT